TTGACAAATCTCTAATATTTGCTTGTGATACATCCAAATTAATGATTGACGCATTCACCGCTGATAAGTCCCTTACAAATATCTTATTGCTTGACAAATCTCTAATATTTGCTTGTGATACATCCAAATTAATGATTGACGCATTCACCGCTGATAAGTCCCTTACAAATATCTTATTGCTTGACAAATCTCTAATATTTGCTTGTGATACATCCAAATTAATGATTGACGCATTCACCGCTGATAAGTCCCTTACAAATATCTTATTGCTTGACAAATCTCTAATATTTGCTTGTGATACATCCAAGTTAATAATTGAAGCATTAACTGCTGATAAATCTCTAACATCCAGCCTTATTATTGAAACATTAATAGCTGATAAATCTCTAACAAATATCTTATTACTACTGAGGTCTTTGATATTCGCACTAGACACATCCAAATTTATGATTGAGACATTCACTGCTGATAAATCTTTTACAAATATCTTATTACTACTGAGGTCTTTGATATTAGCACTAGACACATCCAAGTTTATGATAGAAGCATTCACTGCCGATAAATCTCTAACAAATATCTTATTACTACTGAGGTCTCTAATATTTGCTTGAGATACATCCAAGTTAATAATAGAAGCATTCGTCGCAGATAAATCTCTAACAAATATCTTATTACTTGATAAGTCTTTTATATTTGCCTGTGATACATCAAGATTATTTAATGATAAATCGTGAGTCCATTTTATTCCATTAGATGTTCCTATTAATATACTATTATCACTTCCATCACTTCCAAAGATATCTATTATATATCTCATTCTTGCCGTTCCAGATACATCTAGCAAATATGAAGCTGGTCCATATGTTCCTATACCGACATTACCTAAATTATTATTATATATATCAGTTCCTGTTAAAGTCCAATAATTTGTTCCACTGCCACTGGCTGATATATCACCATACACTATTTCCTTAGTTGTTTTATTGTAATATAGAGCTTGGGTTATACCATTAATATTACGTATAGGTGCTATAAATAAGCCGCTAGCATCAGTGTTAGGTAAATCCGTATTAGTAGCATTGATTATAATTGAGTTAGCAAATTGATTTGTTCTACCTGCCAAATTACCAATAGCGATTGAGTTAGCTCCCATATTTGTATGACCTGCTTGATAACCTATTGCTATAGCTCCGGATTGCTCGCCTGATATTCCCGCTTCATAACCTATTGCTATCGCATATGAACCCATATTATAGTCACCAGCACGTCTTCCATATCTTATATTGTCTGTCTGTATTCTCGTTTCACCGGATACATCAAATAGGTAATTAACATATGCTGATACATTTAGACCAAATGTACCGCTCACATCTAAATTGAAGTTAGGATTGACTCCTAAACCTAATCTATCCAATCCAGGATTATATATGAGTTTCTGTGTATCTACTCTTAACTTTTGATAACCACTATTGTCCGCAAATAGTAAATAACAAGTTCTATCATCATTTGTATCTATAATATTGATACTCGCATCTATTCGTCCTGCTATAATTTCTTTAACAGTCAAACTGGAAATATCCGCATTAATGATAGAAGCATTCACTGCCGATAAATCTCTAACAAATATCTTATTACTACAGAGGTCTCTAATATTTGCTTGAGATACATCTAATCTAATGATTGAAGCATTCACTGCTGATAAATCTCTAACAAATATCTTATTGCTTGACAAATCTCTAATATTTGCTTGAGATACATCCAAATTAATAATTGAGGCATTTACTCCTGATAAGTCCCTTACATATATCTTATTACTTGACAAGTCTTTTATATTTGCTTGAGACACATCTAAATTAATAATTGACGCATTCACTGCGGATAAATCACGCACAAATATCTTATTACTTGACAAATCTCTAATATTTGCTTGTGATACATCCAAATTAATGATAGATGTATTGACTGCTGATAAATCCCTAACATCAAGTCTTGTTATTGATACATTTACGGCGGATAAGTCTCTAATAAATATCTTATTACTTGATAAGTCTCTAATATTCGCTTGTGACACGTCCAAATTTATGATGGAAGCATTCACTGATGATAAGTCTTTTACAAAAATCTTATTGCTTGACAAGTCTCTAATATTTGCTTGAGAAACATCTAAACTATTCAAACTAATATCATTTGTATATCTAATTTCATCCGTATCTGTATTGTATGTTAAAATAAAATTTTCTCTACCTTGTCTAATAGGTGCTATAAATAAACCACTAACATCCATACTACTTAAATCTAAACCAGTCGCATTTATTATTATTGAGTTTGAAGATTGACTTGTTTGACCTGCTTTATACCCTATTGCTATACTATAAGTCCCTTGATTAGTATAACCGGCATATCCACCGATTGCTATACCATCTAAACTTTGATTATAATATCCCGCATTATTACCTATGGCAATAGCTTCAACACCTTGATTAGTTTGTCCCGCCATTCGCCCTATAGCTATAGCGTTATCACTTTGATCCTTATAACCAGCTTGAGTTCCTATAGCAATCGCACTATTCTTTTGAGATATATAACCGGATCTATAACCAATAGCTATACTATTACCACCTTGCTTATCATTACCACTTTGATAACCTATTGATATAGCATTATTTGATTGGTCATATTGACCCGCATAATATCCAAATGCTATAGCACCGGTTCCTTGACCTGATATACCTGCTTGACGACCAATCGCAACCGCATCAACACGTTGATTAGTAGCACCGGCATAGTCACCAATAGCTATAGAATAACTTGCTTGATTTAGATGTCCTGAATTATATCCTATAGAAATACTTCTTGTTCCTTGATTATCTGAGCCAGCCTGATATCCTATTGCTATCGCATATGAACCCATATTTATATCACCCGCACGTCTTCCATATCTTATATTGTCTGTCTGTATTCTCGTTTCTCCTGAGACATCAAATAGATAATTAGCATATGCTGCTACATTGAGACCAAATGAACCACTAACATCTAAATTGAAGTTTGGATTAACTCCTAAACCTAATCTATCTAATCCTGGATTATATATGAGTTTCTGTGTATCTATTCTCAATTTCTGGTAACCACTATTATCAACAAAAGTTATATAGCAAGTCCTGTTATCATTTGTATCTATAATATTGATACTAGCATCTATTCGTCCTGCTATAATTTCTTTAACAGTCAAACTGGAAATATCCGCATTAATGATTGAAGCATTCACCGCAGATAGGTCTCTAACGAATATCTTATTACTAGACAAATCTCTAATATTTGCTCTAGATACATCCAAGTTGATGATAGAAGCATTCACTGCTGATAAGTCTCTAACAAATATCTTATTGCTTGACAAATCTCTAATATTTGCTCTAGATACATCCAAGTTAATAATAGATGCGTTCACTGATGATAGATCTCTTACAAATATCTTATTGCTTGATAAATCTCTAATATTTGCTCTAGATACATCCAAGTTAATAATAGATGCGTTCGCTGCTGATAAGTCTCTAACGAATATCTTATTACTTGACAAATCTCTAATATTCGCTTGTGATACATCCAAGTTAATAATAGACGCATTCACTGCTGATAAGTCTCGTACAAATATCTTATTGCTTGATAAATCTCTAATATTTGCTCTAGATACATCTAAGTTAATGATTGAGGTATTCACTGCTGATAAGTCTCTAACAAATATCTTATTGCTTGATAAATCTCTAATATTCGCTTGTGATACATCCAAGTTGATTATAGAAGCATTCACTGCTGATAAATCTCTAAAACTTCCTTTAGATACGTCTAAATTTATAATGGATACATTAATAGCTGATAAGTCTCTCACAAATATTTTATTACTACTTAAATCTTTTATATTTGCTTGTGATACATCCAAGTTAATAATAGAAGCATTCACTGCTGATAAGTCTCTAACGAATATCTTATTACTTGATAAATCTCTAATATTTGCTTGTGATACATCCAAGTTAATAATAGAAACATTCACTGCTGATAAGTCTCTAACAAATATCTTATTACTTGATAGGTCTTTTATGTTTGCTTGTGATACGTCCAAATTAATAATAGAAGCATTCACTGATGATAAATCTCTAATATTCGCTGTATATACATCAAGATTAATGATAGATGCGTTCTCCGCTGATAAGTCTTTAACAAATATTTTATTACTTGATAAATCTCTAATATTCGCTTGTGATACATCTAAGTTAATAATAGACGCACTCACCGCTGATAAATCTCTTACAAATATTTTATTACTACTAAGGTCTCTAATATTTGCTTGTGATACATCTAAAGTAATAGTTGTAATATTAATAGCTGATAAATCTCTAACAAATATCTTATTACTTGATAAGTCTCTAATATTTGCTTGTGATACATCTAAAGTAATAGTTGTAATATTAATAGCGGATAAATCAGTTACATATAAATGGTTTAGTGATATGTCTCTACTCCATACAATACCATCATATGTACTTGTCAATACACCACCTACACCACTATTATCATATATATCATACAAATATCTCGTCTTTGTTGAACCACTCACATCTAGAGTATAATTAATTTGATTAACAGAACCGTGACCAATACCTACATTTCCATTATTTGTATTATAGATATCATTTTCGTTCCCAGTAAGACTCCAAAAAGAACTACCACCTACATTACTAGCATCCGCATAAACTATTTCTTTAGTGGCTGAATTATACTGTAATACATATTGTAGACCATTCATAAATCTAATAGGTGCGACATATAAACGGTCGGTTGATTGACTACTTATATCTTGTCCTGTAGCATTTATTATTATAGTATTATTATGTTGTGGTTGAATTCCAGCAGCACTATAACCTATAGCAATTGAATATTGACCTTGTGAATATTTACCCGCATCTTGACCTATCGCTATAGCGTTATTACTTTGGTCTTTATATCCAGCATTATAACCTATTGCTATAGCACTTGAATTTTGTCCAGTTGAGCCAGCATAATAACCAATTGATATAGAATTAATTTCCTGATTTGTTCCTCCAGCATATCGCCCTATTGCTATGCTGCTATCTTTTTGATAATATTTACCTGCTTCATAACCTATAGCAATACTGTAATTATCTTGATTATCATTACCCGCATTATTTCCTATTGCTACACTATAATTACCTTGTTGATTTTGTGCTGATAAATAGCCCATAGCGATACTATTAACACCTTGTTGATTTTGAGCAGATGAATAACCCATCGCAATACTATTAGCTCCTTGCTGATTTTGAGCAGATGAATAACCTATAGCAATACTATTAGTATCTTGTTGATTTTGAGCAGATGAATAACCTATAGCAATACTATACTCTTTTTGGATTGAATCTCCAGCATCTGTTCCTATTGCGATTGAATGTGTTCCTTGACTATTATATCCAGCGGATTCACCAATAGCTATAGCTTTTTCACGCTGTTTATTACGGCCTGCTTCTACACCAATTGCTATTGAATTTACATTTTGGTCATCATAACCAGCTCTATAACCTATTGCTATAGCTCCCGATTTTTCACCTGATAAACCCGCATTATATCCTATTGCTATCGCATATGAACCCATATTCGTATCACCAGCAAGTCGCCCATATCTTATATTGTCGGTCTGTATTCTCGTTTCTCCAGATACATCAAATAGATAATTAGCATATGCTGATACGTTCAGACCGAATGAACCACTCACATCTAAATTGAAATTAGGATTAACTCCTAAACCTAATCTATCCAATCCAGGATTATATATGAGTTTCTGTGTATCTACTCTCAACTTTTGATAACCACTATTATCAACAAAAGTTATATAGCAAGTCCTATTATCATTTGTATCTATAATATTGATACTCGCATCTATTCTACCGGCTATAATATCTTTAACTATTAAACTAGAAATATCTGCGTTAATGATTGACGCATTTACAGATGATAAGTCACGAACGAATATCTTATTACTTGACAAATCTCTAATATTTGCTCTAGATACATCCAAATTAATGATTGACGCATTAACTGCTGACAAATCTCTTACAAATATCTTATTACTGGATAAGTCTTTTATATTTGCTTGTGATACATCCAAGTTGATGATTGAAGCATTGACGGCTGATAAGTCTCTAACAAATATCTTATTACTTGACAAGTCTCTAATATTCGCTTGAGAGACATCCAAGTTAATAATAGAAACATTAACTGCTGATAAGTCTCTAACGAATATCTTATTACTTGACAAATCTCTAATATTCGCTTGTGATACATCCAAGTTAATAATAGAAGCATTAACTGCTGATAAGTCTCTAACAAATATCTTATTACTTGATAAATCTCTAATATTCGCTTGTGATACATCCAAGTTAATAATTGAGGCATTTACAGCAGATAAGTCTCTAACATCTAGTCTTATTATCGTAGCATTTACTGCTGATAAGTCTCTAACAAATATCTTATTACTAGATAAATCTCGTATATTCGCTTGCGATACATCCAAATTGATGATTGATGTATTCACTCCTGATAAATCTCGAACGAATATTTTATTACTTGATAAATCTCTAATATTCGCTTGTGATACATCCAAGTTAATAATTGAAACATTGATGGCTGATAAGTCTCTAACAAATATCTTATTACTGGATAAGTCTTTGATATTCGCTTGTGATACATCTAAATTGATGATGGATACATTTACTGCTGATAAGTCTCTAACAAATATTTTATTACTGGATAAGTCTTTTATATTTGCACGAGATACATCCAAATTAATTATGGAGACATTCACTGCTGATAAGTCTCTTACAAATATCTTATTGCTAGATAAGTCTTTTATATTTGCTTGTGATACATCCAAGTTAATAATAGAAACATTCACTGCTGATAAGTCTCTAACAAATATCTTATTACTTGACAAGTCTCTAATATTTGCTCTAGATACATCCAAGTTGATTATTGAAGCATTAACTGCTGATAAGTCCCTAACAAATATCTTATTAGTTGACAAATCTCTAATATTTGCTCTAGATACATCCAAGTTGATAATTGACGAATTTACAGCTGATAAGTCTCGTACAAATATCTTATTACTTGACAAGTCTTTTATATTAGCTTGTGATACATCCAAGTTAATAATTGAAACATTTACAGCAGATAAGTCTCTAACATCTAGTCTTACTATCGTAGCATTTACTGCTGATAAGTCTCTAACAAATATCTTATTACTTGACAAGTCTCTAATATTTGCTCTAGATACATCCAAGTTGATTATTGAAGCATTAACTGCTGATAAGTCCCTAACAAATATCTTATTAGTTGACAAATCTCTAATATTTGCTCTAGATACATCCAAGTTGATAATTGACGAATTTACAGCTGATAAGTCTCTAATAAATATCTTATTACTACTTAGATCTTTGATATTAGCACTAGACACATCCAAGTTAATAATTGAAGCATTCACTGCTGATAAATCTCTTACAAATATCTTATTACTAGATAAATCTCGTATATTCGCTTGTGATACATCCAAGTTAATGATTGAAGCATTGACTGATGATAAGTCTCTAACAAATATCTTATTACTTGACAAGTCTCTAATATTAGCATTACTAACATCCAGACGACTAATATATGAATAAGAAACATCTAAATTTATGATTGACGTATTCACTGCTGATAAATCTTTAACAAATATCTTATTACTTGATAAATCCCTAATATTTGCTTGTGATACATCTAAATTTATAATGGACACATTCACTGCTGATAAATCTGTTACATATAATCGGTTTAATGATATATCTCTACTCCATATAATACCATTATATGTGCTCGTTAATATACCACCTACACCACTACTATCAATATAATCATATATATATCTTGTATGAAAAGAACTACTCACATCTAAATTATAATTAGGATTTATACCGATACCTAATCTATCTAATCCTGGATTATATATGAGTTTTTGTGTATCTATTCGTAATTTTTGATATCCACTATTATCAACAAAAGTTATATAACAAGTGCGGACATCATTTGTATCTAATATATTGATACTTGCGTCTATTTTACCACCTATAATATCTTTAACAGTTAAACTGGAAATATCAGCATTTATGATTGAAGCATTTACAGCAGATAAGTCTCTAACAAATATTTTATTACTTGATAAGTCTATAATAGTCGCTTGTGAAACATCTAACCTATTTAATGAAATATCTCTACTCCATATAATACCATTATTAGAGCTTGTTAATATACCACCAATACCACTGCTATCAAGATAATCATATATATATTTGGTATGAAAAGAACTACTAACATCAAGATCATATTGTGGATTTGATGTATTAATACCTACTCTATTATTATTATGAACTACGTATAATGTATTACCTATGTTAGCACTATTATCAATAAAAAGGCTTTTATATGAATGAATATCACCACTAACATCTAACCTATAAATAGGTATTGTTATTCCTATACCAACATTACCGGTTAGATTAGCGTTATATATATTATTGCCGTTGGGTATCCATAAATTATCACTAATATCAGCAACATCAATCCATTTAATACCATTAGGTGTAGATGATAAAACTTGTCCATTGTTACCAGATAAATCTAAATAATCATATATATATATTGTATGAAATGAGTTACTAACATCCAAATTATATAGGGGATTATTATTATTAATACCGACATAACCATTATTGTTGATATAAATAGTATTATTATTAATACGTATTGGATTATTTGAACTAATATCAAAGAATCCACCTGCTCCACGAATAATAGACATATCATCACAAAAAACTATAGATGATACATCTAATAATGAATTACAATTAAAACTGACATCGGCATATGCTGGATATAAATACCATAAATTACCACTACCACCACCCGAGATATCAGCCAGACGGGCGGCATCATTTAGATTTACAGGTGGTCCCAAATTAGTGATACGGAACCCATTAGCATCAAGGTCAGACTGCATTGGATTACGGACATAATCGTTATTATTATTAAAAAAGTCGATCTGCCGTTTAATGTAATCACCCTTATAACTCATTATAATTTATATGATTAAAATAAATATTCTTATACGCACGATAATTATTATTATTTTAACAAACTATAATAAATATAAATGACCGGTGGTCTTATGCAATTAGTTTCATATGGTTCTCAAGATATATATTTAACAGGTAATCCACAAATGACCTTTTTCAAATTTGTTTATAAAAGACATACAAACTTTGCTATTGAACAAATGGAACAATCATATATTGGTAGCGCATTATTAGGACGAAAAATAACTTGTAATATAGCTCGTGATGGTGATTTACTATATAGATTATATCTTGAATTAGAATATAGTAATCAAAATATAGAAGATGAATATTTTGGTTTTCAATTAATTGATTATATTGACCTTGAAATTGGTAGCCAATTAATACAAAGATTACCAGGGGAATGGATGATGTTATGGTATGATTTAACAAATACTTATGATAAGATGACAATATTAGATGATATGGTTAGTGTCACTGCTCAAGAATTATATATACCCTTACCATTATTTTTTTGTAGAAATGCGGGTTCTGCTTTACCATTAGTAGCTTTACAATATCACGATGTGAAACTACATATATATTTTAAAAATGCTGAAAATATTTCAAATAGTGGTGATATAACAAAGTGTAGTATATGGTGTGATTATATATTTTTAGATACTGATGAAAGAAAATTATTTGCTAAAAGAAGTCACGAATATTTAATAGAACAAGTTCAATTTGTATCAACAAAAATAGATATTAATAAAACTTATTATTCACAAGATTTAAAATTTGCTCACCCTGTTAAAGAACTTATATGGGTTATTCAGGATGTTAGTGGTGATTCTAAATATTACATAGATAGATACGAACAAGTAGTATCAGCTAATATTACAATGAATGGTATTGACCGATTCAAAAAAAGAAAAGGAAAATATTTCGTTGATGTTCAAAGATATGAATATCATACAGGTGTAGGTATAGCATTAGGTTTGCCATATACACACATATATTCGTTCTCTTTATATCCGGATGATTTAGCACCAAGTGGAACTTGTAATTTTAGTCGTTTAAATAATGTAACTTTGAATATAGATTTATCACAAAGCAATATGATTACGGATTTAGGTAATTTTAGTAATAATACAGCTTATAGACTGTTAAATGTATATGCGCCAAATTATAATGTATTAAGAATAATGAGTGGTATGGGTGGTTTAGCATATTCATTATAAAGTATTGTATTTTCAAATTATATGATTATTTGAAAAAACAAAGTCCACAAAAAGGGGAAAATATAAATAAATAAATAAAATCAAAAAAGTCTCGGGCTTTTTAGGAAAAAGCCTGCCAAAAAAACAGTCACGGTCTCCAAAAGTTGGCAATTCATCTACATCCGCGGTGAAGATAAATATGCCTAATCTAATAGTGTAGCTACAAAATAGATGGGTCTATCATATCAATATGAATCATCTTTTATTAAACTATAAAGGCTATAATAGTTAGACCAGTAATATCCATAATAAAATATTACAAATAAATAATGATAAATTGAATATGAATGGGAGCTATTAATACATCTAATTAAAGTGCCTAATTCTAATTAGGAAATCAATAAACTCATATATATATTAGAAAATATTTTAACTATTTAACTGTTTTATATATACAGTATATACAACCCTATATATACTATATATTACACCTAAATAAAGGCTTTAAGTAGTTATTTTAGAGATTTCGTAAGTTGAAAAGCTCAATTTAACGCAGTAAATTTCCTGTAATCACATCACCCAATTCATCTATTAAAGTTCCTATATATCTCTTATAATTATTAAAAAATACTAATATATATCTCTTATCATTTAATATTATCTCATATGAACTACTATTCAACTTCTTATATTCTCCATATTTCTCTGATAAAGGATACAATATCTTATTATTCTTCATAAAAGTTATCGTTCCATTACATCCATTCACCATATTTCCTGTTGTATATGTTTTACCAATTATATTGAAAAACTGTTCATTTCCATTTAAATTATTCCCGGACATATGTGTCTCTATTATATTTATCATATCATATTCATTATCATCTTCTTCTTTTTGAGTATTCATAGTATGTACTAAATCTAAAAATCCAGCACGCATATAATAACCACTCTTCTTATTTATATAAGAATGTATACTACATATATTCACATCTCTTGATATACATTCCTTTATATATTTTATCATCTTTTCATCATCTTCTTCAAAATACTTTAACTCCTTAACTATATCTATTAATCTTCTTGAATTTCTCATTATAAAATTATTTTTTAATAATTTTCCATTTATATAGTCTAACGATATTGTATATTTATCCATACACAATATTCTAACTATATCCATTATTGATAACTCATAATTCACTATAAAACTATAATTATATAATACACATACATATTCATCATCTAATATACGTCTTGAAGTATATTCTAACCGATTATAAAAAGAATTGAATAATTTTGAATATTGATGAACGAATACATAATTATTCTTTTTACAATATTTATAAATACTCTTCTTACAATTCTCTAATACATCATTTATCTTATCTGTCAAATATAATATTGTTATTTTTGGCCTATATATCTTGATATGATAATATTCATCATTCTCTTTTTTAAATAATATTTTATATCCATATATAAGTGTCCATTTAAAATCTATATCTAATATCAATTTTGTAAAAGTTGAACTTTTTTCAATAAATAGTTCTACATCATTTTTCATTATATTTATTATATCTAATATCTCATCTTCCAAATATAAATAATTACTTCCTATTACTATATAATTTTCTATAATAGATTGTGTATTATTATTCTGTATATATTGGACTACATTATTTATAAAATTATTTATTAATTGTTCACTTGGTAAATAAACAATATTTTTATTATTCATAACTGAATTTATAATATTATACAATAAATTTATGATAATAAAAAATATGTATATTATAAATTCTACTTTATGCCTGGAGCTACTCTACAACTTACAGCATATGGTGCTCAAGATATATATTTAACAGGTAATCCACAAATAACATATTTTAAATTCATATATCGTCGCCATTCTAACTTTTCTATTGAATCTATTAATATTTACGATAATGACTATAATGTTAATATGGGTTCCCGTGTTATTACTAAAGTCCCTCTAAATGGTGATTTACTATCTACCATATTTTTAGAAATTACTATGGATATATCCAGTATCGTTAGTACTTATTATGGCTATCAACTTATTGACTATGTTGATTTTACTATAGGTAGTCAATTAATAGATAGACAATATGGAGAGTGGATGGCTATTTGGTGTGACTTAACTTATCCAGTTGATAAATTACAAATGTTAGATGATATGCTTTCATCAACCGATGATAAACTTTATATACCTTTACAATTCTGGTTTTGTCGTAATCCGGGTCTTGCTATTCCATTAGTCGCATTACAATATAACGAATGTTATCTTTCAATTCACTTTAAAGATGCTAATAAAGTTACTGGTAGTGCTAATATTACTAATCTCAAAATATATGCTGACTATTTTTATTTAGATACCGATGAACGACGATTATTCATGAATAATACACACCAATATTTAATTGACCAATTACAAGTATACGAATCTAAAGCTATACAAACTACAGATACAAAATATCACCTTGATTTTCAATTCTTCCACCCTATTAAAGAACTCGTATGGGTTATACAAGATACTTCTGATAATTCATCATATAATATAGATAATTTTGAGAAATGTAAAAGTGCTGTTTTACAGTTTAATGGTCAAGACCGATTTTCACTTAGAGACGGTTCTTATTTTACTAAAGTTCAACGATTCCAATATCATAAAGGTTCCGGAGCTAATTCAGCACTTCCATACATTCATATATACTCTTTTGCAATTAATCCAGAAGAACATCAACCGTCTGGCTCTTGTAATTTTAGTCGTCTTGATAATACTTTATTAACACTAAATTTAGATACTACTACACTTATAAGCAGTGCTTCATATCGTTTAGTTAGATTATATGCTATTAATTATAATGTATTAAGGATTACTAATGGTATGGGTGGTCTTGCTTATACATCTTAAAAAAATGCGTATAGATATTAATTGAAATATCTATTCTAAAATAAATATTTCAATGATAATATTCAATAAAAATAATTATCAATGTAATCCTAATGACTATCCACCATTTCGTCACGATGAGTACAATAGTCTTAAACTATTTCCTATTATAGGCAAATTAGAAAGATATTCCGGATTACTTTATGATTTAGCTGAAATAATTGAACATCCAACCTTATTCGTATATGGTCTAAAATATAGTTCTTTTATATCTTATGAATGTCATTCTTACTTTGATAAAATTTATATTATTAATGACCATTTAGATATGAACGAATATGAAAATACAACAGTCAATTTATCCGAACTGAATTTAGAAGATAATGTTTCTATTGAAAATGATTTTATAAATTTTCAAAATAATAATATTGTCTTTTTTTATGAACTCAATAATAATTATATTGATTTATTATTATCTGTTAAACCATTATTATTAACTACATTTAATCAACAATTAAAAGATGGTTATACTTATTCATATAAATTATCTAATAGTGATTATTATTTATATATCCCAAATGATTTATATGAACCATTTTTAAAAGAGTTTCATTATTATTTGAAAAATGATGAACTTGATTATGATAATTTAATTCACTTATGTATTATGGTTAAAAATGGTGGTAGCGACTTTAAAGAAATGTTAGAACGTAATTTATCTATTATTGATAGATGGACTATTTTAGATACTGGTAGCACTGATGAAACTCTTGAAAATATTAATAATATACTTGTTGGTAAAAAGAAGGGTAAGTTATATCAAGAACCATTTATTAATTTCCGTGAAAGTCGTAATCGTTGTTTAGAATTAGCTGGTATGAAGTGTAAATATAATTTAATGTTAGATGATACTTACGTAATTGAAGGTGAATTGAGAGACTTTTTAAATACTGTAAGAAGTGACCAATTCGCGGATTCATTCAGTCTTCTAATTAAGAGTAATGATACCGAATACTACTCTAATCGTATTACTATTACTCAATATAAATTGAGATATATATATACTATTCACGAAGTTATACAAGGTGATAATAATGTAAATGTTGTTATTCCAGCACAAAAATCGTGGATATTAGATTTAAGAAGTGATTATATGGAAAAAAGAACTATGGATAGAAAACGATATGACTTAAAATGTCTATTTGAAATGATTGATGAAGAACCTGATAATCCACGTCACTTATATTATATCGCACAAACATATAATTTATTAGAAGATTATGAAAAAGCGTCTGAATGGTTCTATAAAAGAGCTTTCCATCCTAAAGAAGGATTTGACCAAGAAAAGATTGATGCCCTTTTTGAAATGACCAGAATGTATAACTTTAAATTGAATAGACCTTGGAGTGAATGTGAAAAATGGTATAAATTAGTTCATGAATGGGACCCTGAAAGACCAGAAGCATCATACTTTATAGGTATTCATTATTATTTAGAAGGTGATAAAAAAACAGCTTATGAATATATGAAACGTGGATTTGAAATTGGGTTTCCAATACATAGACAATATTCATTAAAACCTACTCTATCATATCATTTCTTACCTAAGTTTTTAGCTGAATTATGTTATACTTTTAATGATTATGAATTAGGACAAAAAGCTTGTGAATTATTTTTACAACATAATAAATCAACTGAAGATCAATATCAAACAATGGTTGATTATTATAATATATTCCGTTTCGTTAATAGAATGGAACCATTACAACCTACTCCTACTATACCAGATAAAAAAGTATTTGCTTTTGTTGCTGATGGTGGATTTAAAAAGTGGACTGGTTCAAGTATATTGAAAGAAGGTGTTGGTGGCTCTGAAACTTATATTATTGAAATGGCTAGATATGTTGCTAAACATAGTGATTATGAAGTTGTTGTATTTTGTAATTGTGAAAATGATGAAATATTTGAAAATGTTAAATATCTCCGTTTAGATGCTTACTTTCATTATATTACACGATTAGAAATAGAACATTGTGTTATTAGTCGTTTTAGTGAATATATTATGCCTGCTGTGAAAGGATATGTTAAAAATATTCATTTAGTCGTTCATGATTTAACTATGAGTGGTAATATGATACCTTTTAATGATAAAATGAAAAATATATTCTGTTTAACTGAATGGCACGCTTCATATTTAGCTTCTATATTTAGCCAACTTAAAAATATTATATCTCCATTACATTATGGTATTGACTTTAAAAACTTCATATTTAGAGAATATGATAAGAAAATACCTCATTCATTTATTTATTCATCATTTCCTAATCGTGGTTTAATTGTATTATTAAAAATGTGGCCTCGTATTCTTCAAAGATATCCGGATGCTACTTTGAATATATTTGCTGATTTAAATAATCAATGGGCTAATACTAATTATCCAGAAGAACTTGCTGAAATAAAACGTATGATGAATGAAGAATATAGTAATGAAAAGTCTATTACATTACACGGATGGGTTAATAAGGAAACATTAGGACGTTATTGGAGAATGAGTGATATATGGTTTTATCCTTGTAAGTTTAAAGAAACTTTCTGTTTAACAGCATTAGAAGCAGCATTAAGTAAAACATTTGCTATCACTAATAATTTAGCAGCTTTAGAAAATACTGTAGGTAATAGAGGTATTGCTATTGAAGGAGATGTATTAACTGATGAATGGCAAAATCGTTCATTTGAAGCAATATGTAATTATATAGATAGTAAAGAAAAAGAAGTATTAGTTGAAAAGAATTATCAATGGGCTCTAACGCATTCGTGGGAAAATCAAGCATTAAAATTATTAGAAATGGTTAATAAAACTGCTAATGTTGGTAATAATGCTTATAATATTTATTCAAATATAGACCCACCATTATCTGAAAAATTAATATCTATTGAAAATATAGGTCGTTTTATTAGTTATAAAGATGATTGGATAACAAAACATATTAATAATAATGGTGACTGGGAATCAGAATTGAATAATATTTTTAAAGAGTTTATTAATGATAAGTCTAATGTTATTGATGTGGGTGCTTATATTGGAACTAATACTGTTAAAATGGCACGTCTTGCTAAAAAAGTTTATGCGTTTGAACCATTTAAGAAAACTTATGATATATTGAATACTAATTTATTAATAAATAATATTGATAACGTTGAATTACATAATTGTGCAGTTGGTAATGAAAATAAAGTAATTAATAAAATGTGGTTCCCTAAAATGGATGTTCTCAATATGGGTTTAAATATGGGTGCTATGCGTATTAATAGAGATAATAGTTTAGTTAATGATTGTGTTGTAATTAATAGTGAAATGAAGAGATTAGATGATTTAATTGACATTAATACTAAAATTGATTTAGTAAAGATAGATGCGGAAGGATGTGAAATAGATATTTTAGATGGTATGATGAATATTATATTGAAACATACTCCCGTAATAATAATTGAAAATTGGAAAGATTGTGATTATAAAAAACTGACTAAGATTGGATACCAATTAGTATATCAATTTAATGAAAATAGTGTATATAAATTGATTGATAAGTTTAAGAGTAATGGATTGAACTATGGCGGTATGTATAATTGGACACACGATCTACCACCAAATACAATTCATATTTTTGAAAATGTATTAATGAAATTAAAAGATAGAGAACACATTGAATTGTTAGAAGTTGGATGTTATGCGGGTACTTCTATGATAAAAATGTTAGAATTATTGCCAAATGCGAATGGAACTACTATTGATAGATGGATAAGTTATAATGAAAATACTCTTAAAAATGGTAAAGTTGAAACATTATCAAATATGGAACAAATTAATGTTGAAAATATATATTATGAAAATGTTAAGTTTGCAAATATGGAAAATAGAATAACGCATTTAAAAGGTGATTCCGTTGATATGTTATTAAAATTGATTAAAGAAGAAAAGAAATATGATTTTATTTATATTGATGGTAGTCATAAATGTATTGATTGTTATGCTGATTGTTTATTAAGTTGGCAATTATTAAATAGTGGTGGTATTATGGCTATTGATGATTATTTATACGACCATTTTAATAATAATATATTAGAAATGCCTTTATATGGAGCACAACATTTTTTAAATAGATATAATAATGATTATGTTTTATTAGATAAAGGTTATCGTGTTTTCATACAAAAGAAATAATAAATATAATAAATCTAAATTATTATATTTACTATTTTAAATCCATTTATAAGGTCCATCTCCTTTAACAACTACATCTTTTTTATTAGGTTCTATATCTATACTTTGTCTTTTTCCGTGAGCAATCCAGTAAAAAGAACCGTTTGTTCCATATACTTTGAATGAATTATCATTAATTTCACTTACATTATATAATTGTTCTGTATCATTATGCGGATTATATATAGGTGATATATGAATTGTAAAGTCTGTTGCGATATGTGATGAATATTCGGGCATTGTTATTGTTGTCATTATATTATTTCGTATCGTTCCTTTACCACGATAATATACACCTGCTTCAGGACCTTCAATACAAGCATGAACTAAATATTTATTATTATCGGTAGGATGTTTTATAACGAAAGTTTTATCAAAATTACTTAAAGAAGATGATACTACAATTTCACCTGAAGGTGTTATAGTTGGTTCATATAATAATAGATTGCCACTTGTATCACCTGTTCTTATAGGTGCTATAAATAAACCAGCTACATTTACATCACTTAAATCTGTACCTGTAGCATTTATGATAATTGAATTATTTTGACCTGTTCTACCTGCTAAATACCCTATTGCAATAGACGAGTTAGTACCTTGACCCGTATATCCTGCTTGATATCCAATTGCAATAGAACGTGTACTTTGATTATAAGCGCCTGCTTCTATACCAATAGCGATACAAGATGTATTTTGGGTACTCAAACCTGCATTAGTACCGATTGCTACAGAATTACCCAATTGGCTTATATAACCTGCTTGTGAACCAATCGCGACTGATTGAGACCCTTGAAATGATGAACCTGCTAATGAACCAATTGCTAAAGCACCGGTTCTTTGTGATGTATATCCCGCAAGATTGCCAATTGCTAATGATGCTGTAGAACTACCAGTAAAGCCTGCTTGATAACCTATAGCAATATTTCCTAAATAGGTCGCAAATCCAGCTTGATAACCAATCGCAATAGAACCGGTACCTAATCCTACAAATCCAACTTGATAACCTATTGCAATACTATTTGTCCCTTGTTGAGAACGTCCTGCATTATAACCAATAGCAATACTATTGATACCTTGCGTATGCCTACCTGCTTCAGCACCAATAGCAATAGCACCGCTTCTTTGAAAAGAATTTCCTGCACGAATTCCTATAGCAATACCAGAAGCACCTTGCGTAATTTCACCAGCACTAGTACCAATAGCTATTGCGGCTGATGCTTGAGACGCATTTCCAGCACGATAACCAATAGCAAGACCATAAGTACCTTGTGTAAGTTGACCTGCCTGATAACCTATAGCGCAAATAGCACTTTGTCTTTGACCGCTAAATCCGGTTTGAAAGCCAATATTTACGGTAGCCGTTCCATTTGTATTAAAACCAGATTCACTCCCAATACAAACACTACTTAATCTTGCTGAACGTCCCGCATCACTTCCTATAACAGTAATAGTATTCGAACTTGGATTAACTGCTGATCTTGCGCCTATTGCTATACTAGTGGTACCAAAAGCAGTAAAACCTGACCTATAACCTATAGAAATTGAACTACTGCCTCCGGTTAGTGTTTCGTAACCAATAGCAACCGCATTAGTCGCTAATGTATTACTACCCGCAAGTGCTCCAATTGCTATGGATTGTACACGAGCAAATGTTTGTCCTGCTCGATTTCCTATTACAACTGAACCTGAAGCCTGTGTAGATGAACCGGCTAATGTACCTATAGCTATACTATTTATACTTTGTCCTGTAAGTGCGGATGAATTTCCTATAGCGATAGAAGCAGTTCCTTGTGTATTTTTACCTGCTTGAGAACCTATTGCGATTGTTTGTGTTCCTTGAACTATTTGACCAGCATTAAGACCAATTGCTATAGCATAAAGACCTTGTGATGCGTTTCCGGCTTCATAACCAATAGCTATAGTATTACTACGTGATTGATTTTTTCCAGCATCTATACCTATTCCTATATTACTATCAGGACCACCTGTTAAACTCGAGTTGGAACAAGCACCACTACCAATAGCAACTATATTTTTTGGTATATTCGTTATAGTTTGTAATGCTTGATAACCAATAGCTACATTATATTGTATAGAATTTGTTGCTTGTGAAGTTTGTCCTGCTTGATATCCTATTAAAACTGACCTTGTAGCAGCATTAACACTACCCGCCAAATAACCAATTGATATTGATGCGGTTGATGCATTTGTTTCACCTGCTCGAACTCCTATAGCAATTGCACTAGTATTAAAACTTATATTACCTGCGTTATATCCATATTTTACTAAATTAGTTCTTATTCTAACACTTCCAGATATATCTAATTCATATTGAGGTGTAGTAGTTCCTATACCTACTTTTGAATTACTTACATCTACATATAACGAACCATTATCTACATTTAAGTTGTTACTTATAATAACATTATTTTTATATGTAGTATTAGCATTACTCATTCTATTAATATACTAAAGGAATATTTTATTTTTTCTTAACCCAACTATACGGTCCATCACCATATAATATATATTCTTTCTTACTTGGTTCAACTTCTAAATCCAATCTTTTTCCATAAACTATCCAATCAAATGAACCATTTAAACCATATACATCAAAACTATTATTATAAACATCAGTAGATTTATATATATTATTATTTTCTATAGCAGTTATATTTATTGTAAAGTCCGTTGCTATTTTATCTACATATGAAGGTAGATTAATAGTAATATTTTTATTATTTGTAATAATACCTCTTCCACGATAAAATACGCCAGCTTCAGGACCTTCTAAACAGGCATGAACTAAATATTTATCTTCGTATTGTGGATGTTGAATAATGAAAGTTTTTGATGTAGTTGAACTATTATTTGAATAGAATATTTCATTTGTATTACGATTTAAAAATAACATATTTGAATTAATACTTGCTGTTCTAATAGGTGCTATAAATAGCCCACTTAAATCCATTCCACTAACATCAGAACCAGTAGCATTAATAATAATAGAATTTGCGGCTTGATTAGTTTGACCTGCATAACTACCTATTGCTATAGAATAAGAACCTTGATTATATGCACCTGCGTTTAGTCCAATAGCAATTGCACCTATATTTTCACCAGATAAACCAGCATTATTCCCTATACTTACAGTATAACTTTTTTGATTATATTGACCTGAATTTACTCCTATTGCTATAGATGACGCATCTTGACCAGTAAATCCCGCTTGATAGCCAATAGCAATAGAATATGAACCTTGATTATAAGCACCTGCATTTTCACCAATTGCTATAGCACCTACACCTTCATTACTAATACCAGCATTTACACCAATAGCAATTGTATTTGTTCCTTGATTTAAACTACCAGCATTATAACCGATTGCTATAGCACCTGAACTTTGAGAAGTTTGTCCTGCTTGAAAACCAATCGATATAGCATTTATATCTTGACCAGTTTCACCGGATTGAACTCCAATTGCAATAGAATTTGCACTTTGGTCGTATTGTCCTGCTAGATATCCAATGGCTATTGCATATATTTTTTCATTAGATATACCTGCTTGATTACCTATTGCGATAGAACCTTCACCTTGATTAGTATAACCAGCTTGTGTGCCTATAGCTACACTAAATAAACCTTGATTTATATATCCGGCATTATATCCTATTGCTATAGCACTTTCACCTTGGTTAGTATAACCTGCTTCAGTTCCTATGGCTATTGAAAATTGACTTTGATTTTGATATCCAGCACTAGTTCCTATAGCGATTGTGTATGAACCTTGATTATAAACACCCGCGATAGCACCTATAGCAATCGCGGCAAATTGTTCATTTGATAGTCCCGCTTGATATCCTATAGCAATTGCATTAGGTCCTTGATTATTATTACCAGCCAACTCTCCAATAGCAATAGCAGATGCATCTTGAGAAAATTCACCCGCAAAATTTCCTACCGCAATGGAACTATAGCCTTGATCTGTATGTCCCGCATTTTCACCAATAGCAATAGCATACGCACCTTGATTTGTATATCCTGCTTCGTATCCAATACTTACGGCATATGAACCTTGTTGATAATAACCAGCTGTATATCCAATAGCTACAGCTCCAAATTGTTCTCCTGATAATCCTGCCTGATATCCTATAGCAACTGCTTCTGTTCCTTGATTAATATTACCAGCATTATAACCTATGGCGATGGCATCTAATCCTTGACTAACTTGTCCAGCGGAAGTTCCAATTGCAATAGCTTCGGTTGCTTGACTATATTGTCCGGCTTGACTACCAATAGCAATTGCCAATTCTCCTTGTATATTTTCACCTGCTTGACTACCAATAGCTATTGCATATTGACTTTGTGAAGTCATGGCTGCTTGATAACCTATAGCTATTGCAAATGTACTTTGACTAGTTTGTCCGGCATTATATCCTATAGCAATAGCACCTGTCATTTGTAAATATTGTCCAGCATTTGTTCCTACTGCTATAGCACCTGAACTTTGTGAAGTTTGACCTGCATTTGTCCCAATTGCTACTGCATTTGCACCTTGTGAATACTGACCTGCTCTAACCCCTATTGATACTGCATATGTACCTTGTGATGTTTGTCCAGCGAACGCACCTATAGCAACACTACCTGTATTTTGGTTTGCTACACCCGCTTGAAACCCTATATTTGTTGTTAATAGTCCTTGATTTATTGAACCTGATTGATAACCTATATTAACATGACTTATATCAATAATAGTGCTATTAATTGTTCCTGATACATCTATATTCGCCATAGGATTAATATTACCCAGTCCTATGCCTATATAATTATTAGAACTATCAACATATACCGTCTTACTATTTACAACTAAATCACTATTCATATTAACATTTCCTTTAAATAGTGTATTAATATTACTCATTCTATTAATATACTATAGTTATTTTTTATATTTTATTTATCCATAGATATGGTGTATTACCATATACTTTATATTCATTTTTATTCGGTTCTACTATAATATCTTTTCTTTTTCCATAAACTATCCAATAAAAAGAACCATTATTACCATATACATTAAATTTGTTATCATCTATTTCAGTTGTTCTGTATTTTTTTAATATACCATCATATATAGATGTAATTTGTATAGTAAAGTCGTTTGATATATATTTTACATATTCAGGTAGATTTATAATAGTATAATTATTATTAGTTATAGTTCCTTTTCCTCTATAATATACGTCGGCACTTGAACCTTCTAAACAAGCATGAACTAAATATTTATCATTATCTAATGGATGATTTATTACAAAGTTTTTGGTTATAGCATTTGTAGATAAGGTATTTGATGCAAACACTTCTTTCGTATCTGAATTCCATAACAAAGCATACGCATTATCCGTAATACCACTTCTAACAGGTCTTATAAAACATGAACTCGCAGGGTTTGAACTCATAGTTGTATTAACAGCAGATATGATAATACTATTATTTCCTTGTTGTGTAATACCTGCTAATGAACCTATAGCGATTGCATTACTACCTTGATTAGTAAAGCCCGCTTGATTACCTATTGCAATTGAATAAGTGCCTTGATTATAACCACCTGCAATATTACCTATTGCTATAGCATTTATTCCTTGTGTTTGTGTACCTGATGTAACACCTATCGCTATAGATTCTCTTCCTTGATTTGATGTACCTGCAAAAGTACCTAATGCTATTGAACCGGTCCCTTGTGTTGAACGAGCGGCTTGAATTCCAATGGCTATAGTATTACCTGATTGATCGATTGTCCCTGTAAAAGTACCTATAGCAATAGAATTTGTCCCTTGATTAGTTTGTCCACATTGCGAACCTATTGATATTGTACCTGTTTGATTAGCACCATTATTATTAGAATTACCTATTGAAATTCCATTAGGTATATTGTTTGCTAATCCACTTCCTAAAGTAAGACCTATAGCAATTGAATTTATACCTGCATTTGTACGAGATACTGTATTACCAATTGCTATAGAACCGCTTCCTTGACCTACTTGACCTGTAACCGTTCCTATTGCTATAGCATTAGCACCTTGAGTTCCTTGAGCTGAATTTACTCCTATTACGATTGAGTTAGAACTTTGTACTGTTTGTCCTACTTGAAAACCTATAGAAATGCTCGCGGTTCCTTGTTGTGATACTCCTGCTTGAGTTCCTATAATAATACCATGATTATTTTGAGTTATTGCAAGACTTTGACCTATACATATAGCAAAATTTTTTTGTTGTGTTTGTGCTGAATTAATACCTATAGCAATAGAATATTGCCCCTGACCCAAACGTCCTGAACCAATACCTATAGCAATAGCATATAGACCTTGTGTGTTTCCTGTAGCCGATCCAATTGAAATAGAATATGCCGCATGATTTTGAAAAGTTGAACCAATTATTATGCTATTATTACTTTGAGCCCCAATACCGGATTGAGTTCCTATTGCTATACTATTTGCTCCTTGAGTACCTTGACCTGCTTGAGTTCCTATAGCTATACTTTTAACACCTTGTCGAGATTGTCCGGCAGATAAACCTATTGCAATAGCACCTGCATTTTGTGTCAAAGACCCTGCTAAATTACCTATTGCTATACTATTAGTACCTTGTCCTGATTGTCCAGCAGATAAACCTATAGCAATAGAGTTTGTTCCTTGATTTCTACTTCCAGCAAGGGCAC